TTACAGGGGGGAGCCGGGGGTAGCTTTCTTATTTTTGATATTTTCGTGTCAAGTAAAAAAAATAAACTTTTTTATCTGCTAATATTTCCCATTATTTGTCAAGGTTTCCCATTACCTTGATTGGCCTGGGGTCAAACAGGGGGTGGTGTCGAATGAGATGATATACTTTGATTCGTTCGACAACTATTCGGGGAGATTTATGGCAAGGATCAACAAAATTGATCAATTTAATCTTGGACCACGCGTTATGGCGCTGGTTGAAGACGGGCAAACCACGAGTCAAATTGCTGTGCAATTGACACTGGAAGGATTTGCCATGTCTCAACCTACCGTGTCGCGCTGGCTTAAAGTTCAGCGCGAAAAGAATGCGGACAATGCCACCCGTGTATTTGCCGATCATGTTGACAAGGAGCTCCCAAAGGATCTGGAAGCCCTGGAGTCGATTGAGGTTCAGTGTTTGGAGTGGGCCAAAGAAACCATTGCTCATAAAGTAGAGCGCCTTGCGACATGGCGTCGTGTGTTTGATGCTTTACCTGACTGGTCTCAAAAAATTGAGAATTTGCCGAATGATGAAAAAGCGGTCAAGACCCTGTCGTTGTCTATTGTGAAACAGGTACTGCTCTGGGTCGTCGATGATTTTGATAATCAAAAAAAACGTATCATGGCCATGCGTCAAGCGCATGCGGTAATCGAGACCAAGCTTCGTTTTGCCGGTATAATCGATGGTGAAGCCTCCGGTTCGATTATTATCAAACCCTATGATACAGATCAGATCTCCCCGGCCCCTTCACCCGAAGATTCAGACGGCCGCAGGTTGTTTAAGATCGACGGAGGTGCCCCATGAGCCGGGATCTGACGTTTGATCTATCTAAAACTCAATATGAATTTGTTGTGTCAAAAGCCCATATCGTTCAACTGATGGGGCCGATGGGCGAGGGTAAGACCGTTGCCGGGGTTGCCGGCGCAATCGCCCATGCCCAGCGTTGCGGCAAGGATATTCGCGCGGCCCTGGTGCGAGATACTTTTCAGAATATTAAAACCTCAACGCTTCCCGACATGCGCGATTATCTGGGCAGCCGTTTGCAGACCAGTGACGGCGGGAAAAAGGCGGTTATTTTAAGTAACCCCCGTGTGGAGTTGGACCTTTTCGGAATTGATGATGAGGCCAGTATCTCAAAGCTCCAGGGGCCGCAATATGCCATGATCTGGCTGGAGGAGCCTGCGCCGATTTATGAAAAAGCCAATGCCGGGCTGCCTAAAGAGGTTTTTAAATTGGCTATTGCCAGGGCATCCCGCCAGCGCGGCACTGTGATCAGAGTACAGATTACCCAGAATCCGGCTGATGAAGAGCATTGGACCAGCTCGTTGATAGACGAACCCCGTGTTTATGCCGAATTTGAAGACCCTGTGACCGGTGAAATATCCAGAATTATAAAAGAATGTTTTTTTATACCTCCCGGTGAAAATAAATACCTTTCCGGCCTGACCCGCGCCGCTACCCTGGCGGCATTTAAAGGTGATGAAGCCAAGATGGATCGGTACGTTCACGGCAAGGTAGCCTCAGTGCATCGTGGTAAGAAGGTGACTCCGGCCTATACGCCGGCGATTCATTTTTCTCCGGATATTCTCTCGATTCTTCCAGGGGAAGTCATGCAATGGTGGGACGCATGGCATCATCCCAGTTGTATTACGGCTCAGTATAACCATGCCGGGCAGCTGGTGATTCATGACGTAATTAACGGCGAAGGCGTCGGTGTCAAGGAGTTGATCGAGGAGGATTTAACCAGGTTGTTTAATTCTCTTAAATATCGCGGCAAAGTCCACGCCTGGCGCACCATCGGCGACCCATCCATGTCCACCCCGGATCAAAGCAGTGTCAAAACCATCACCAGCAAAGTTGTGGAAAAGGCGTATAAGACACGATTTGAGAAGGGTGTGATGCGATGGCAAACCCGTAAGGAACCGCTGAATCGTTGTTTTAAACAGTTTTTAAATGATGGCCTGCCGGCGGTTGTGTTGAGCCGCAGTGCTGCACCTCTGCACCGGGCATTGAAGGGCGGCTGGCATTATAAGACCGATAATAACGGCCGGGTTACCGGCGTGCTGCCGGTCAAAAATCCGCACAGTCATCCCGGCGATGCTTTTTCATACGGCATCAGTATTCTAATGCCGTATGACAGTCGAAAAGCAGTCCAATCAATCAAGAAAAATCAGCGCAAACTGGCAAACAGTTACCGGACCGGCGCTTATCGAAGGCCGGCCACCGGCCAGATCGGAATGACGGGGTAATCAATGGGTAAATTTGATCGATACTGGCCTATGACTGTCGGCGGCCCTTATGACAAGGGCGCAGAAAAAGAACAGGTTTTTAAATGTAAGGATTGCGGGGCTGAGACTCACGGCAAAAAGGGCTGGAATGGCGAGCCGGATACACATCATTGCGCCGCCGGTTGTCCATCCCGGCGCACCGATTGGACTCCAGGCGATGTCAGTGCCGCCTACAGGCGCAACTATGACCGCATTTTTCAAAATTCACCAGGTGTGAGGCAAGCAACATGATAAAACTTGGGCCTGATCCCATGGATCAAATCCTTGATCGTTACAGTGAAATAAAGCGCACCGATGCTTTGCCGGCTATTGACGACCAGGAGCTGGCCGAGCGTGAAGATGCTGCGGCAAGGTATTTTGGTGAAGATGAGGCTTATTTTGTCGATTTCATCACTGCCAGTATCAACGAATCCATAGAGGGATACAAGGATATCCGCAAAGTACAGAACAATTGCTGGAACGTTTATAACGAAAATGAACCGGTATCCTATGCCGATAAAGAGGAATGGCAAGCCAGAACGGTGATTCCAAAGCCGTTTCAGACGGTTCAGTTTGGTGTGGCCGCTGTGCGCAAGGCATTTTCTCCTGATTTTCTAAGTATTGAAAACACAAACAATGAAGCAGCGGCCAAGTTCTGGCAGCGGCTTATGTCTGTTCAACTGGATGCCCAGCACAGTAATTTCTTATTACGTTTCATCGATGCCGTCACCATGGGCCTGGCCGTGGGTGTCAGCCTGGAGATGATTCCGCGCTGGGTGCCGGGTAAAGGTTTGGAATATACCCTTGCCGAACCCTGGAAGATTCAACGCGACCCAGGCTCTCTTGCCAGAGATCCCCAGTCCGGCCTGTACTGGATACACCAGGAGTGGCTGGATTTCTATCTGCTTAAGCAGGGAGAAACCGCCGGGCGTTATTTTGATGTGGATCGGGTTAAGGATGTGGGTGAAGAAAATTCTCAAGACCCGTTTATGACCCGGGAGGCCATTGCGGCGCGCCGCGCCCAGCTGATTGATCAGACAAAATTCAGGCAGCTTATCCTGACCAGTGAATACTGGGGAAGTATTCTAGACAAGCATGGCGCTCTTTTATTGCCCCGGGCACGCACTACTATTGCCGGTGGTAGAATCATCCAGTATCCGACCGCCGTTTCCACCGACGGTCTACGCTGGCCCGGAATCTCCTTTTCCCCATTACCTGATATTTTAAAATTCGGAGGCCGCGGGCTGCTGGAAGGCACCCTGAGTATGTGGGAGGCCATGAACACGGTAATGTGCCTGCACCAGGATAACCTGCAATGGGTCGTCAACCCGCCGCGAGAGATCAATGTCGACGGGCTGGTTGATCCAAAGGATGTGGAAAGCTGGCCCGGCAAAGATTATCTGACCCGCGATACTTTAAACGGCCAGCAGGTAGTGCGCACTGTCGACCGGCGATCCAGGACCAATGAGGTATTGGCAAACCTTCAATATATCGATCAACAATTTCAGCGGGGCAGTTTTGTCACCGACGGTGTTCAGGGGCTGCCAGGCTACCGTAAGGATATCACCGCCCGGGAATCGCGCCAGAATCTGGACCAGGCCATGGGTGTATTTGGTCTGATGGGTATAAATCTTGAATCCGGCGCCATCGCGTCCATTACGGCCGGCGCAGATGTCATCCGGCAACAGATCAGTTACCGCGAACTCCAGGCCATTTTTACCGAACAGGAACTGTCGGCATTAAATATCCAACCCGACGACACGGTCCCGAGCGGGGTAGCGAATATTCCACCCATGGACGGGCAGTTTTCAGTGTCGGGCATGCAGGCCCTGATGAAGGATAATGAAACCCTGCAAACGATCCGCGAGCTGGTGATCCCCCTGTCCGGACACCCGCGCTATGCTGCCTATATCAAACCATATCGAGTAATCAAGGCTATTGAGGAAAGAGTCAACCTTTCCGATGAAGGCCTGTTTGCCACAGAGGAGGAAGCCAGGTCGATTGAATTGAGCGAGCGGCTTACCGCGGCCAAACAGACTGAAGCGGCTGAGGCTCTGGCAGAACTTCAGGAGATGCTGGGCATCACGGATCTTGTGACCAGAATACAGGGAATAGAAACTACTGACCTGAAAACTATCGGCGAGCGCATCTTGCTGATGAAATCCGAATTTGAAGAGGTGGAAGAAAATGGAGACCAGCGGAATCCCAATGAACCCGTTGGATCAGCGCCCTCCAGAGCCCCAGCCGGAATCCCGGCCGGAGCAGCGGCGTTTGGCCCGGGAGCAGCGCCTGCGTGACAGCGCGGCGCAAATTGATGATTTCAACAGCGAGACCAGCCACCGCGTAATCGATGTGATCACAACCCGGCTGCTGGCCCGCATTGAACAATTAATAAAAGATGATCCGGAAGCCCGCGTATGCAAGGAGATGCTTGATCAACTGGGAGTCCGATTTAGGGCTGCACAGGAAGCGATTGAGGCACTGATGACGCGCACCGGCCTAAAAGGCCAATAACCCTTTCAACCGGCCCCCGCAACGGCGCGGGACTACGCCAGGAGAATATTATTATGCCGACGGAAAACAACGCGGAGCAGCCCACGCTGGACCTGGATCAGATCATGCAAGAGGGTATGACCACCTTCGATACAGAACTGACCGCAGCCGCCAGCCCTGACCGCAAGGAAGAAACCCCTCCGGAAGGTCAAACACCTCCGGAAGGTCAAGCCCCTCCCGAAGGTCAAACACCTCCGGCAGGCGAAACACCCCCGGCAGGTCAAGCACCTCCGGCAGGCGAAACACCCCCGGCAGGTCAAGCACCTCCGGCAGGCGAAACACCCCCGGCAGGTCAAGCACCTCCGGCAGGCGAAACACCCCCGGCAGGCGAAACACCCCCAAACTTCCGTTTTGCCGATCATTCGGCAGCGGAACAAGGTTACCGGAACATTCAGGGGGTGAATACCCGCCTGGTTGAAGAAAACGAAATTTTGCGAAAAAAGGCAAAAGATCAGGTTGATGCGGAAAAGCGCATAGCCGATACGGCGGCTGCCGACGAGGCTTTAACCGAGTACGCGGCCAAGCGCTACACCGAATGTCTGACGGACATCAACGCCCTGGACCCGGACGCGGATGACTATAATGCCCAGGTGTCAAAAATCTGGGCCGCAAAGGATCGCGATGTGATCCGCTACACCCGCACCTGGACGCCTGCCGGTGAAACCACTCCGGCAGGCGAAACACCCCCTGAAGGTCAAAAGCCTCCAGCGGGTCAAGCACCCCCGGCAGGTCAAACGCCTCCAGCGGGTCAAGCACCTCCTGAAGGCGGAGCACCTCCGGATACCGCTGCATTGATGGGGCAAGTTAAAACCATGGCGGAAGCTGCCAAAATCAACCCTAACGATGAGTATTTTAAAATGGCCTGCCAGACCACACCAGCCACTGACCCGGCTGGCCGGCCCCTGAGTTTTCCCCAGCAGGTGGCCCTGGCTATTACCAAAACCAAAACCTACCATGCGGCCCAGTCGGCCCATGATCAGTCCCGGCGGAACCAGGAAACCACGTTGCCGCTGGGCCGCGGCGGACAACCGCCGCCGGCGCCGAGTGCCACTGTAAAAAAAGTGTCGATCGACGCCGCCCTGACCAGTGCCCGTGAGGGTCGCAGGTTATAATAAGGAGTTAATGTTATGGGAAGTACATTCAGTTGGACCTATGATGCCGCCACCGGCGTCTATAAAAATCACCACATATCCGGCAAGCTTCTGGAAGTAGCGGCCCGGGAATGGAAATTTGTCCCCTTTACCAAAAAGGTGGATGATTTCGGCAAGGGAATGGGCGGCACGGTGAACCTGTTTTATTACAAGGCCCTGTCCGATCCGACCAGCGCCGAACTGGATGAGGATACCCGTATCCCCATCGATAAGCTGGAGATGGCCACGCAATCGATCTTGCTGAAAGAATGGGGTCGAGGCGTGGAGTACACTTCGCTTGCCAAGGATCTGTCCAAGTTCGATCCGAGCACCGGAGCGCAAAAAGCCCTCAAGGATCAGATGAACCAGGCCATGGATGTGGCTGCTGCGGCTCAGTTTTGCGGCACGGACATGAAGATCTGTTTTATCCCGACCAGTCTCACCGGCGGTACCTGGGACACGGACGGAACTCCATCAACGGCCGGTCTGGTCAATGTGACCAAGAATCATTTATCCGTTATCCGCGATTATATGATTCAAGACCTGCACGTTCCGTTTTACGAGGGCGAGCATTATATCGGCCTGATGAGCACCAAGGCTCTTCGAGGCCTCCGCGATGATCGCTGCATCGAGGCATGGAATATGTACCTTCGCAAG